TCCCGTCCTTTATTCTTCCTTTGATAAACCCAACTTTTGCAGCATGGAAAAGCAGAATAATATCGTACTTGCTCCGTGTACCACACAGGTAGCAGAGCTTTACAAGCTTTGGAGGGAAAATCATTCGGGGAAGCTCTCGGACTTTTACAAGTTCCTGACGTCTCCCACGGATCAGCGTGACCATTTCCTTTCCGGGCTTGAAAATAAGAGTGAGTTTAACGGAATATTCATCGTTAACACGTTTGAATTATGAGTTTGACAGCAAGCATCGATCCGACGAAAAACGCCTTTACCGGAAACCCTGTCTATCTTTCGGTAGAAACTACTTCTATGGCGACTTACAATATAATGTATTTCGTGAACTTTGAAGCCATGCGTTCCATATTTACCGGCAACGGTAACGGAAGTTTCAAGGTAAACATCGCGGAGGTCTTGGAAACGCTTTTTGTCGATATTCCCCCGTTAACGGACAGTTCCGAGATGTTGATAAGCCTTTCCGACAAACGGTATAACAAGGCGGTCGTCACGGTCGCCATTCAAAACGAGGAGGAGGAATCGACCTATCTGGTTGTTACCGCCTGGCGCGGTGGTATATCCAAACGTTCTTTCAAGAAACTGCATGAAAAGGGAAGTAACATTTTTGATTTGAAGTTCTTGAATGAATCCTGTAATTTCTTCTTTACCACCCGGAGTGATGACTGGCGTATAACGATGCGCGAAACGGAGCTTTACCCGCTCTGTTTCATCTATCCGGAGCATGAGCTGAAAATAACGGAACTTCTTACCGGACAAAGCCTTGCAGTGCCAGGTACGGCAGGGAATTTCTACGCCTTGAACCTGGAGGCCGTAAGACTTAAATTCTTTACCGATTACGGGGTACTGGCCAACCTTTTTGACGTGTATAGCGGTGAAACGTTCGCCCTGCGGATCGGGATCGAGCAAAGCCCGACGGTCCGCGAGCGTTACCGGCTCCGGTTCCTGAACAGTTACGGGGTTTACGAGGTGTTTTCCCTGGAAGGCGAGGCGAGCGTAACTCCCGGCATGGATGAAGACGAAGACGCTGTTTTCCGGCGTTACGATGAAATTACCGATGATTATTATTCGGATCGCATACGGACGGAGATACAGGAAGCCGTAACGATTAAGACGGGATTCAAACGCCCGCAGGAAATACGCTTTCTTCTTGACCTGCTTTCCTCCGATGATGTCTACCTGGCAGGTTACGGCCGGGAAGAGATCAAAGTAATTCCTTCGGCGGAAGAGTTTTCTTACCGTGTCCGTCCGGACGCGCCGCAGAACGTGACGTTAAAGCTCACGTTTGCCGAGAAGGAGTCCAACTGGACGGGAGAAATCACGAAAAGCGGCTACCGGAAACCGCGGGTTCATTCCAAAGAGTTCAGCAAACAATTTAATTAATGTATCTATATGGCAACACAGGAGTATATCGATGATCTTATTATAGTCATTGAAACCGCGGAGGACGCGGAAAGCGTTACTAACCAAATGGTGGCGGCGGTTCTTGGCTTCTTGAACGAACACCTGAAACTGGTTTCCCAGGGTAAGGAAGTCGAGGCGGAGGAAGCCGCCCGCATTGCCGCCGATGCAGCATTACAGAAGGCTATAGACGCCGTTTCTTTACGTATCGACCGACTTGTCGGTAACAACGCTTCGCAGGCAATCGACAACTTTAACGAGATTCTTAATTTTCTGAACGGGCTTAAAGACAGTGATTCGCTTGCCGCATTGCTGGCTGATATTAACGCCCGTATCGGCAGTGAAGACGGTTCGGAGAGTGAAGACGGTTCCCTTTGGGGAAAACTGAAAAGTTTGTCCCAGGATATAACCAGTTGTTCCGATGACATAAGCACATTGCAGATAGACCGTGACAAAATGAAACAGGGGTTACAGGAAACGGACGGGCGTCTGTCTTCCACCTTTACCAATGTAAACAACCTTTTGAACGCCGGTACCGTTTATAGTGATCTGTCGGGGGTATTTGCAGCATTGAAAACGGCGGGAAAGATTAACAATGTACGGAAAAACGGTGTAATCCTTTCTTTTCTTACTGCCGACGGCTGGGTGACGAAACAATTTAGAGGTAATCCGGACACGGATTTTGAAAATGTCGAAAAGTGGGAGGATTTCGGCAGCGGCGGTTCGGCCGGCGGGAATACTTATAACGTAACCGGTAACATACCACTTGCAGAAGGTTTCTATACTCTTGCTTCCGCCATTGCCGCGGTACCGGAAAAACAACGCGGCCGGGGGCGTGTTATCACCTTTGAAACATCGCTCGGTAAATGGGAGACGTGGCAATTTGCCGGAACCGATCCGGCTGTCTGGGATCAGGAGGCGAGCTGGGAAGAGTTCGGCGGCAAAGGAACGGTAAAGAGTGTAACGGTAAACGGCGAGAAGCAGACGCCGGACGCGGCCGGTAATGTGAATGTAAACGTGGATATCCTGGAAGTGGACGAGACTTTGTCCGCCGATTCTACCAATCCGGTAGAAAACAAGGTAGTAACCGCCCGTTTTAACGAGGTGGACGCTTCCACGCTGTTTAATGTAAATGCGGAAGTAAGCGAGGATGAAACATCCGTCCGTCTGTCTTTCCAGAACAAAAGCGGCGCGGAAATTACCGCCGTGGATATCCCGGCCGGTTCCGGTGGAGGTTCCGGCGAAACGGTGGCTACTAAAATTGCCTTAAATGCGGCTGTAGATAACACCATAATCAAGGAAGGCGGAAACGCCCGTCTTACTTATACGTACGATCACCAGTACACCACGGGGGACGAAAAAGGGGAATCCACCGGGCAAAAGGCAGATATAACCGTTACGATTAGGCGTGGAACAACTACCATGTATTCCCAAACAGTCAGCGATGTTTCTAAAGGTAGTTACGAACTGGACCTTTCAAGTTACTTGCTTGTGGGAAACACGGATATTTACGTAGTGGCAACCACTACCGATCCGACTACTGGCAAGAAACAAACCCGGCAGGCATTTACATCCGTAAAGGTTGTCAGCCTTTCCCTTACCAGCTCTTATAATCTGGCCGGGGCCATAGCCGCTGGCGGTTATACGCTGGCCGATACGATTAATATTCCTTATGCCGTCAACGGTTCCGGAACAAAGGTCGTCACGCTTTATCTGAACGGCCAGCAACAGAACGCGCACACCATTACAAGATCGGGAACGACAAACGGCAGTTTCAGTTTGTCCCCGTCTTCGCTTGTAACCGGTCGGAATACCGTTCAAATGGTTGCCGAAATGGAGGCTTCCGCCGAGCTCGTGTTAAAGTCTGAAAGTATCTACATTGATATCCTGAAATCCGGAGGATCGGCACCGTTCATCGGCACGATGATAAGTTTTCCGGACGGCCGTATTTTTACGGAGGATCATCTTGTTCCGCGCCTGGAAGCGGGGCAGTACGAACAGGTGAAATTTAACTTTGTGGCTTATGATCCCGCCGCGACGCCGGCCAAAGTGGACGTTTACCGGGACGGGGTGAAAACGCAGTCTGTCAGTGTGGCCCGTACTACGCAGACATATACCAACCGTTTTACGGAACAGGGTGAAATCAATATGAAATTTAAGACGGGAGCCACGGAATACCCGTTTTATATCGACGTGACGGAAAGCGGCATCGACTTGCAAGAAACTACTGCCGGGCTTGTACTGAAACTTTCGGCAGCCGGGCGGAGTAACAGTGAATCCGATCCGGGAGCCTGGGATTATGGCGACATACATACAACGTTTGCGGGTTTCGACTGGAACAGCAACGGCTGGACGGGTGACGCCCTGAAACTTACAGGAGGCGCGAAGATTGAAATCGGGTACCAGCCGTTCTCCACAGATGCAACCACTACCGGGGCTACCTATGAAATGGAGATTCTTTGTTCGTCGGTAACGGACCGGCAGGGGGTAATACTGGACTGTATGGCCGGCGATATCGGTTTCCAAATGACAACGGAGCAGGCCCTTATGCGTGTTTCTGGCGGTACGGAAGTAAGTACAAAGTTTGCAAGTGATATGAACCTGAAAATAGCCTTTATTGTCGGGTCCAAGGCTGGCAAACGGTTGCTGGAACTTTATGTAAACGGAATCCGTTGCGGGGCTGTACAGTATGGGGCTACCGAAGGACTACTGCAGGCGGAACCGGTGAACATCCGTTTATTCAGTGATACGGCGGATGTGGAGATCAGGAATTTCCGTATTTATAACCGTGCGCTTACGGATGATGAAGAACTGAACAATTACATGGTAGACCGGACTACGTCGGACGAAATGGTCCTGTTATTTGAAAAGAACGATGTTACGGGGGACAACGGTACGGATATCGACATAGACAAGCTACGCGCCCAAGGAAAGGCGGTTATGCGAATTGTCGGCGATGTGAACCTTGTCAACGCCACCAATAACAAGAAATTCGAGGTCCCGGTCGATATCTATTTTTATAGCCCGTACGGTAAGGAGTATGACTTTGTAGCAAGGAATGTCGGTCTAAGAATACAAGGTACATCATCCACCACTTATCCGCGTAAGAATTACCGTCTTTATTTCTTGCGCTTGGAGAAATACGGTACCACGCTGGAAGTTAACGGCGTGGATGTGCCGTCTCTTGAATACAGTTTCAAACCGGGAGCACGGCCGATCAGTATATTCTGTTTGAAAGCGGACTTTTCCGATTCTTCCGGTACACATAATACCGGTGCGGTGCGTATTGTGAATGACATTTGGAAGAAGTGCAGGTGGTTGACGCCGCCGCAGGCTGCATATAAGGGGGAATATGACGTACGTATAGGTGTAGACGGTTTCCCTATGGACCTGTTTTATGATAACGACGGCACCGGTACGAATACTTATCTGGGAAAATACAATTTCAATAATGAGAAGTCGGAAAGTGCGATCATTTACGGTTTTGAAGGAATTGAAGGATTCAACGACGAAGCGTCCCTGAACGGGCAGCGTAACAAATGTATCTGTCTGGAGTTCCTGAATAACTCCGAGGCCCTTTGTTTGTTCGGGACTACCGACATGTCTTCTTTTGATGATGCGCTGGAATTTCGTTTCAAAGCAGATACTACCTGGGCGGATGCACACGAGGACGACAAGGCGGCAGTTATAAGACTTTGGAACTGGGTAGATTCATGTAAAGGTAATCCCGCCAAATTCCTGGCGGAATATAACCAGTATTTCGGTAATGACAGCCCGTTTGCATGGTATCTGATTACCGATTACTTTATGGCCGTGGATAACCGGGCAAAAAATATGATGCTGGCGACCTGGGACGGCCTGATCTGGTATTTCCTTCCTTACGATATGGACACGTTGTTCGGTGTGCGTAATGATTCGGTACTGAAATACGAATATACCATTACCCACGCAAGTTTTGACGATAGTATCGGTAGTTATGCTTTTGCCGGCCATGATTCCGTTTTATGGGAACTGGTACGATCTTGTCCGGACAAATTGCGTGAAGTGGCAGAAACCTTGCGTAGTAATATGAGCCTTGAATATGTCCTGCAAGTATTTAACGAGGAGCAAATGGGCAACTGGTGCGAGCGGATTTATAACAAGGATTCGGAATATAAATATATCCTTCCGCTTACCGAAGGGGTGACAACCGGCAGCGGAACCAGTTATTATAATTATCTGTATGCCTTGCAGGGAAGCCGTTACGCGCACCGTACTTATACCATTCAGAACCGTTTCGCCCTTCTGGATAGTCAATACGTGGCCGGTACTTATCGTCGTGACAGCTTCGCAGCTTATTTCGGGTATAAGTTCGGCAGCGATAACCGGAAAATTCGGATTACGGCCTCCGAACGGTATTATTACGGGTACGGTTACACGTCCGGAACACCGCACCAAAGCGCGGTACTTGCAGAAACGGCCGGGGCTGTGGTGGAACTGACAATGGACACGGATTTAATAGTAAACGATCCGCAATATTTCTACGGTGCAAGCCGTATTCGCGGGCTTGATCTGACGGATGTAGCCCACGCCATTGTCGGCACGTTGAACCTGAACAACTGTACGGCCTTGCGTGAACTGAATGTTAGCTGTGAGGCCGGACAGATGACACTTAATGCCCTTCTGGTGGGTAATTGCCGTAACCTTCGACAACTCGACATATCCGGGCTTAAATCCTCTTCCTTTACCGGTATGGACCTTTCAAGCAACACCAAACTTGAAACCTTCCTGGCCGGTGATACATCCCTTACCGGTGTGACATTCGCCGGCGGTGCGCCTCTGGCCGTTTGCGTCCTTCCCGCAACTTTGCAGACGCTGGAGCTCCGGTACCTGAACAAACTGACCAATGCAGGGCTGCAGCTGGAAAGCACGGCAAATATCACGCGCCTTGTGATTGATAACTGTAGCCTGATCGACTGGAACACGTTGTTACAGCAATGCAGCGCGACCAGCTATCTACGAATTACCGGTATAGATATGGACGGGGACGGAAGTTTGCTTCGCGGGCTTATGACAATGGGCGGTGTTGATGAAGACGGGGGAAACGTGCAGACGTGCCGCCTGGTGGGTACGTACCGGCTGACCCAGTCCATGTCGGACGAAGAGTACGCCGCCACCTGTGCGCACTTCCCGGAACTGAATATCATTCAGCCGCAGTTTGTCTGCATAAAAATAGACCAGACGGTAGAGGACGGGGAAAAGATTACAAACCTGGATAACTCTACCGGATATGACTATAATACGGAATTTACCCCGTCTTCCCATATCCTGGAGGTGTTGGCGAAAAGACATTGCGTTCTGGCCAAAAAGACGGCGGAGGGTGAAATGACCTGTTATCCGCTTCATGATGAGAGCCGGAACAAATACGCCGACAGTGACAGCGTGGAGAACGCCACGGATGCAGTATTAACCGGATCGGAAGGCGAAGTTTACGTATATGAGCCTCATTACTGGTACAAGGGAGTAACGGACGTGCTGAACCAATGTCTGTACGGTTTTATTTCAAGCAATGAGGATGCGCCGGCAGCGGCAGGGTACACCAGTGTAAAACTTACCCGCGAAGAGCTGGAGGTAACGGAAGGGATCGGGATTCGTAAGAATACGGATTACACGACCCTTGAAGAGGCGAAGAATGAATACGAATCCGGATCGTTCGCCCTGGTGGACGTGCGGGATTACAAGCAGGTCCGTTTCCCCGGTCTGGCTTCCACTCTTTACGGGGCTGCATTTATAGATGATACGGGCAAAATAGTAAGTCGGGTAAGCGTTTCAAACGCGAACGGTTTTATTAATGGTATGTACCTGTTTTGTGCTGTTCCCGCAGGGGCTACTTTCCTGGCCTTTACTTTCCTTAATTCGGCGGCCTTCGATTTCGTTTTACTCACAACGTCGGAAAGTGTGGAAGCGATCGAGCCGGACTGGGTAGAGCATACGGAATGCCTGGGCGGTGCTTATGAAGCCTACCTGATTGATGATGTGCTGCGTTCTGTCAGCGGTGTTTCAAGTGTAGGAACCATTTCACAGAGCCAGGCAGTCAAATACGCCCAGAATCGGGGCAAAGGTTTCCAGCTGTTCGACTGGGAGATGCACAAGGATGTGGGTAATCTGCATTTCTTTAAATACGGTAATACCGATTCGCAGGGAGTTTGCGGATATGGAACAAACAATTACCAGAAAGTGACAGGCCTTACCAATGCGCTGGGGATGCGTGATACGGTTTCTTATTATAAGGAAAAGGGCGGTTCCAATCCACAGGCGGAAGGTGCTTATCGGGACGGTGTAAATTATCAGTCCGTCAATGTGCTGGGATATGAGAATTTCCAGGGAAACAAGGCGGAATGGTTGCAGTATGTCACAGTAAACAAGACGGCGGCGGACGGAAGGTGGTTTATTACCATGCCGGACGGAACGGAACGCATTGTACAGGGAATTACTGTTTATAACGCGGATATTTATCCTACCCACATGGTTTGGGGCCAGTATATGGATTTGATTGCAGCTAAAGAAGGCGGTTCCACTTCCTCACATTGGTTCGATAGGTTCTATGTGGGTACCGGTCTTTCTCGTGTGGTGTATCGGTCGAGCAACTACGCGGTCGCGTTGGGCGGTGTTTCGTATGCGAGCGCGAATAGCGATTCATCGTACACGGTTGCGAGCATCGGTGTTCGGCTTGCCTTCAGGGGCATAATACGCTGGGCGGGCAGCGTCGCGGCCTTTAAAGCCATAAATCAGGCAGATTAAGAGAAAAAACAGCAACGTAAAACGTTGTGCGGGTAGCGCGGGCGTCCGGAAAGTAAGACGGGCGCCGGTACTTCCGAAAAGTACAAAGGCGGATTTCCTCATATACACTCGTGTGGTGTATCGGTCGAACAACAACGCGAACGCGTTAGGCGGTGTTTCGTATGCGAACGCGAATAACGATTCATCGAACACGAATGCGAACATCGGTGTTCGGCTTGCAAACAATTAGAATAAAGAAAAAGCGCATAAGCCTTGAAAATTGGCGTACAACAGTGGGAACGTGTTCCCGGCGTGGAGCCAAGAGGAATGAGCCTCGCCAACAGCAGCCGTTTACGGTTGGAAAGGGGAAAAATAAAGCGCAGGGCAATGGGGTTTGGTAGGAAGTTTTTTCGAAGAAGCCCGGCCCGGGGAATTGAAGGCTGATTTAATTATCATGTGGAGAGAAGATAATATTATAGAAGAGATTGTCGAGGACGCCAATATAGAGGACGCCATAAAAACGGTATTGCGCAAAAGAAGACGAAAGCGCAGCTTTGCCGGGCGTAGAATACTGGCGGATGTCCCGAAGGCGGTAGAGAGGATCAGGCAGCGGATCAGGAGTGGGCGGTTCAAGCTCGGAGGATATCGGGAAATGACCGTAGACGACGGGCCGAAAGTAAGGATCGTACAATCGGTTTCCCTGGAAGACAGGATCGTTCTTAACGCCGTTATGAATGTGGTGGACCGGCATTTGAAAGTACGTTTTATCCGGACTACTTCCGCATCCATTAAAAACAGGGGAACGCATGACCTTTTACAGTATATCGTTAAAGATATAAAGGATGATCCCGAAGGAACCCTGTTCGGGTACCAGTTCGATATAACGAAATTCTATGAGAGCGTAGACCAGGACGTTTTGCTGGATGCAGTGAAAAAGATGTTCAAGGATAAAATATTGATCGGAATCCTGGAAGAGTGCATCCGCATGATGCCTAAAGGCGTGAGTATCGGACTAAGATCATCGCAGGGGCTTTGTAATTTGCTTCTGTCTATTTATCTGGATCACCGGTTAAAGGATCAGGAGGCAGTAGCACACTATTACCGGTATTGTGACGACGGTCTGGTGCTTTCTGGTAGCAAGAAATACCTTTGGAAGGTTAGGGATATCATTCATGAACAGGCCCGTAAAGCCCGCCTGGAGATTAAAAGTAATGATACCGTTTTCCCGATTACCGAAGGTATCGACTTTCTGGGATATGTAACCCGCCCGGATCATGTGCGGTTAAGGAAGCGTAACAAACAAAAGTTCGCCCGCAAGATGCACAAGGTTAAAAGCAAGAAACGTAGGCAGGAGTTAACCGCTTCATTTTACGGGCTTACAAAACATGCTGATTGCAAGAACTTATTTTATAAACTAACAGGAAAGAAAATGAAAAAATTAAAAGATTTGGGCTACAAGTACAAGCCTAAAGACGGACGGAAACGATTTACCGGGGCAAGGATCAAGTCGCCCGAACTGATGAACAAGGATGTGATCGTACTTGATTATGAAAAGGATGTTCCGACGAAAAACGGAAACCGGACTGTTATAAAGCTGGAACTCGACGGCAAGGAGAGAAAGTATTTTACCAGCCTTGAGGAAACCCTTTTCATTTGTGAATCAGCGGCAAGAGACGGAGAACTGCCTTTTGAAGCACATTGCGAAGGTGAAGTAAGTGAAAAAGGATTGATAATTATACATTTTACTTGAAATGATACGAATTTATGCAGACAGCAAGGCGGAACCGGTAAGATGTACCAACCGCCGCCGGGGAATCTGGCGTATTACGTGGGATTACCAGGAAACAGAGACAGCAGAAGGAGTCCAACGTAGTTACATGGAAGAGACGTTCGATCATCTACCCGCACTGGCAGAAATCAAGGCGGTTATTAATGAATGGTATAACCGGAAGATAACCGACACGATCGAAAGCGGGTACATATGGAACGGCCTGAAAGTCTGGCTTTCCATGGAGAACCAGATGAATTATAAGACGGCGTACGATCTTGCCTTGCAGACAGGCGGGGAAAACCTTCCTGTTACTTTCAAGCTCGGGGAAGAAGACAACCCGACGTTTTACGAGTTTGCAAGCATGCAGCAACTACAAGAGTTTTACACCGGTGCCGTGAAACATATACAGGAGACGCAAAAGGAAGGCTGGGAACTTAAAAAGGCGATAGACTGGAGTGTTTATACGTTGGAGTAGAAAAGCGAAAGGGGGAAGCGGGAAACACGTTTCCCCCTGATTTAAAAAAGTCCTTCAAAATGTTTTGTCTCTTCATGTACTGGCAACGCTTCTCCTTTTAGATATTTATTTGTGGTAGAAATATCCGAATGTCTTGCTTGATCGCGTGCAATAACAATCCCGGCTGAATTTGCCAAATCGCGAATACCGGTATCTTTTAGGGAATAAAACTGGTAGGAGTCAGGGAATTTAAGTAACGTACGTACTTTATTGAAATAAGTCCTGTAAGTGCGTGGTGTCGATTTCTCTTTTGAGGGTTTGAAATCTTTCCCGAATAAGTAACAATCATTGCTATAATTGAATATTTTAAGTTCGAGCATAGATTTTATTAAGATATCGTTTAATCCTACCATACCGTCTTTGCGGTTTTTAGATATACTTGAAGGGATAAATACTTTTTGATCTTTAATATAGATATCGGATAATTGAATATTTGAAAGCTCATCTGGACGAATAAGGGTATAATATGCAAACTGGCAAAGTAGGAGAAAGTACGGATTATTTTTTTCTAAATATGTTCTAAGCTTCTGTAGATCATTGGCGGACAATGCGTCCCGTTTCTTTTTGTCTTCCGACAATGATTTGATATTCTCTACGGGGTTTTTGTCTATATACTGTTTTTCTAATAACCAGCTGCCAAAAGATGATAACCAGGTTCGATAATTATTCCTTGTGCGAGCTGATGAATCACGATCAATAAGAATATAATCCAAGAAATCACTTGCATAAGTCTTATCAAACTGATAAATATATATTATAGGATTGAAACGCTTTTTGTTGTATTCTGATAACACCCTAATTCTTTTTTTATAGTCTGCAAAGGTACTTTCTTTAAACACTTTGGACTTATGGAATTTAATTAGATATTTATTGTATAATTCCACAACATCATCGAACAATGTATATTGGCGGGAATTTGAAGTATCTGCCCATGGATTCCAACCGGATAAGAGTTGCCGACTTATATTTGCAATTAATTCCGTAGCCCTCTTTTTCCGGACACTAATTTTATCTATGCTATCCAGCATATATTTTTTTCGTTTCATTTTTTGTTCCAAAGGATCGTAAGCTTTGAAATCAATATACCAATTTTTCCCGGTGTGAAGTTTGGGCAAAGTGTAGGGTATTATACTATTTAATGAGGCACCCCGTCTTTTAGTTGAACACATTTTTTTCTACGTTTTTGTAAACAGAAACGTAGTACAATTAAACATTCATATTAAATAAAGTGTCCGGTACTTGTCCGACCTATAAACGGAAAATAGCCGTAAGTTATTAACTTACAGCTATTTGACCTTGCACGGGAGGAGAGGCTCGAACTCTTTTACAAAATAATAGCCAATTCCCAGTATTGAGTATCAAATAGTTACGATTTAAAATCGAATGTTTATTAAGTTTATTTGTCCGAAATATGTCCGAGGACTATTTAGGGTTTTGGAGTAATTTCACTAAGGTTTCAAGGGTTTCTATTCTTTTGTCCTTTTCTGCCAAAAGTTCTTCCATATGCTCCAACTTTGCCTGAAATTCATATGCGGTAGGAGTCATTATTGTATTTCCATTTCCAACTGCATTTCCATTGCCAACAACATTACTTCCTAATGGGGTGTATGGTACTTTCCTATTGAAGAAAATGTCCATGCTGACTTGAAAAAAATCAGCAACCGGCTCAAGTCTCTTAACAGTTGGATTACCTGTCATTATCTGCCGGAGTGCAGTTCCACCCCCCTCTCTTGGTATTTCAAGATAGTCAAGTATTACTTTTTTTTGTATCTTTCTTGATTCAAGTAACTCTTCTATAATCAGGCCGTTATACATATATCTCTTTGTTATTAGTGTTATTTAACTATCTAAAAAGAGTTATATATGACTCTTTTCGGAATATTTATTATACTTTTGTGTAGTAAAAATAATGATAAATATTATCATAAATAGAATTATAACACATAAAAATTACATCTATGGGTATTTTTGACTACTACAAAAGCCTACCTGGGTATAAGGGAAAGCAGGAATTTCGAAAGAAAGTAATGGAAAAATGTGATATCAGTTATCCTACTTTTCAGTTAAAAGTCCACAACAATGGATGGACTAAGTTAGAGCGTGAAGCTGTTGAAAAAATAATAGAAGAAAGCCATGCTAACAAAAACTGAATTTTACAATGCACCGGATGGGCAGGTTTATGTAAAACCTGCCGATGGAGGTGTCTATGTTCTTGACGAGAACCGGAAAGAAATTATACAAGAAATGTTGTTGGAAATCCAGGAATTTTGGCCGGAAGCTTTCAAAAGATTAAGTGAATTATATTCAGCGTCATCATTGAATAGAATTTATTTTGAATACCGAATGGTACGACGCTTTTGTAGATGTAATTTTGGTTTATATGACACAATGAGTTGGGATGTAGATGAGTATGGAGAATGGCATTTTGAGCAGGTATCATGTCCGATGCGTGGGGAATGTGCGGATGAAGGTGTAATATGTAATCCCAAAATGAGGACAATTCTATCTGAACGTGAGATGGAAGTAGCTCGACTATTGGCGTATATGTCACCGGAAGAAATAGCCACAGAACTTAAATTATCAATTCGAACAGTGTACAATCATATCCAGGCTATTAAAATTCGATTGAAGTTAAAAACAATAGCTCAAATTGCAACTTGGTATAAATCACATAATCAATGAGAATACGAACGGAGTTTGACCGTATCCATGACAGTATCTTATATCGCAGATGGAGATGGCAACAAAAGCAGCAATATAATGGCAATACTTATCAAATCCAACGGAAAAGAAATACCGGTGTTTCCAGGAAACGAAGGTGTTTTCAAGTTAAGAGAAGCACAAGAAGTAATTGGAGGGGATGTCGAGATTCTGCCAATCGAAATTGATAGTGTGATGATTATCCATAAGGATTGTGAATTGAGGCATCTACCACTCAATAGGAGAGCAACATATATTGCTCATCAAAATGATGTCTTTCGATGTATAGTGGGAGATGCTTTAATTTGTGCAAGTGAGGAAATAGAGTAAATATCCTGCTTTAGCAGGCATTAATAATAACTAACTAAATAATTAAAGATTATGGCAACAAGTGAAGAACAAGAAAAAGTTGATTCAGTAAAAGAGTTAACAGAGTACATTCGAGACTTTTGTAGTAAGAATGGATTGCAATGTTTTAGTGTGATCTTATTAAAAAATCAAGAGAACACTAATATTGGGTGTATTTTATCAGGTAAACCAAAAGATTTGGTTCCTGCACTAAATGAGGTGATGGAGAGAGATGAACGTGCTACTCGTTTCATAACAGAAGTATATCAGTATGCTAAAATAAAGGAAATGCTAACAGGATCAGGCAATCCTGCCGATTTATTTAAAGTGATGATGGGCTAATAGGCTTTTTTTATATTAATAATTAAATGATCCGGCTGCAAGGAACAGCCGTTGGGTTTGAGTCCCAGGTTAGGGTTTGTTTAGTACCGGGGTGGTTCCCGGTACTTTTTTCAGAGAATTAAAATAAGAAAGGAGCAATAATATGGAAGGTATTTTTCTTTTAGCAATCAAAAAAAGTAAGAAATATATAGGTACAACCTATTGTATAGGTGTGTTTAGACTAGGTACTCCCAATATGGAATTTATTATAGGAGAGACTGATAATGACCGGGAGTATAATAGAGGGGATAAGGTATCATATATTTATAATGCCGATTATAAAACCAATTTGCAAGAAGCTTTGAACTGGTTGAATAATGTAAAATGATACACATATGAATATAGAACAAATTATTTTCAACCTTCTCAATAAGAGCGCACATACGTGGGTTAGATATTGGAAACAAAAGGAGATGTCGGGTTTAACAATGCCTGGCGAATATGTTGAGATAAGGATTTTTTTCTTATCAGGTATAGAACTTACTGAACTTTTAGAAGCTGGATTCAAAATTCATACAATACAATCAAAAAAAATAGATGCAGATGCTTATTGTAACATTCTGTTGATGCGTGAAATTAACTAATAGCAATAAGAATATGAGCGAAAGTTCTATTGTTATTCCTCGGAAGTTGGTTCATTCAGGAAAGAAGAGAGCATATCCATCAAGTTTTATTTGGGATTGTCCTTTATGTGGTCATTGGAATATTTGGAATACAAATAAACTGATAGGAAAGACAAACGTTAAGTGCATGGAATGTTTAAAACCTTTTGTTTTAGACAAATCCAATCCTAAAGAAGAAATTACCCGAACTAAGAAAATGAAGTCTATAATTGATTAATAACTAGAACAGAAAAGAGCTAAAGTATGCGAATGATAAAGAAACAGGCTACAAAGTTGGAAGAGCTTGAAGCCAGGCGAGAAAGGCTTGTTAATCGTGTTGCTAAACTCGATCTAAAAATCGAAGAGCAAAAAGAGAAAATAGCCCAATATTACAGGAAACAAGGTATTAACGTATAACAAATCAGAAAGGAGTTGAATCATGGAAAAAATCATTCTTATAGGTGGCTTCGGAAGCGGGAAAACGTATTTAACTAAAGCTATCGTTTCGCAAAATAGAGGGGTGATTCTGCACCCGAATCTAAAAAAACAATATATAAGGGAAGCAGTGGAGTTTTGCGAACGGATCGCCTTTGATGGATTTACAGAGCATAGTTTTATAAAGAAGATATTGTCGGAAGATGCAGCCTACAATTTAACACATATTCTGTGTACATTTCAATCAAGACCGGAGTGGTTAACACCTATGTTTGTGAAGAAATACCGTATAAAGGTATTTGATCTTTGTAGCCTACCTTACATCTTTCACTAAAATCAAATGATTATGAATAGTTATCAGTTATTTAATATCGGAGCTTGGGAACATGCAAAGCCTGAAGGCATTGAATTTACCCATGTCTATTATACTAAGAAATCACAAGAGGTACGGAAAGTGAAAGGTACTATTACTGTGATGAAAAAGGTTTTTCAGAATGGAGAAAGGAAAACGGTTCCAGGAACGAAAAAAGTTCAGTGGGATGGCTTTGGAAGATGTTATGTAGGAACGCACTCCATGCGCAAAAGAAAATATGATATTCCTTTAAAATGATTGATCTGTCACATTATAAATTTACGGACGACTGGAGTTGGTATGACCGGTATGCGGAGATCATGGGTGAAGATCAACTGAAAGAATATATCAGGAAAGTCTTTCTCCGGCTTGATCAGCTTCAAGTTGGCGAGTTATTTTATATAGAGCAAAAAGTTAAAAAGGAAAATTGGGAACTATTTATAAAAGTGGCGGGATGGTATCAGAGAGATTACCGGGCAGGAGTTCATAAAGATGATATTGCTTTGAGCCGTCACCATACTATAATCTTTAAATATAGATTTTAATGATCAGTGAACAAATCATAGAACAGGTGTTGGATGCAACCGACCTAGTGGACTTAATAAGCCAAAAGGTCGAACTAAAAAAGAAGGGAGCCAGGTATGTGGGGTTGTGTCCGTTTCATTCAGAGAAAACTCCTAGCTTTCAAGTCAACACGGCTTTGAACTTTTGGTATTGTCAGGGGTGTCACGAAGGAGGAAACGCCATCAAGTTCTTAATGAAGTATGATAATATAGATTTCCGGGAAGCTGTCAGACAGTTAGCGCAGCATAACAATATCCCTCTACCGGATGAAGCTCCATTGTCTGATGCTGATCGGCAGAAACAATTAAAAAAGGAAGCCCTTTATATTCTCAATGAAGAGGTAGCCAAGTATTATCAAAGTAATCTCAAACAACATAAGGCTAAAGTTTATATTGAAAGACGTTGGAGCATGGATTTTGCCGAGTCTATTGGCATGGGATATGCACTGCCTAAATGGGACGGATTGTATAAGTATGCTCAGGATAATGTTTTGAATATTGATCTTCTTTTGGAATTGGGGCTTTTACAGAAGAATGAGGAAAAAGACCGTATATATGATTTCTATCGTGACAGGATTGTCATTCCTATTTATGACAAAGCAACTCGGATCATTGGATTTACTTGCCGGGATATTTCCGGAGAGGATGGCGTTGCCAAATATTTTAATTCTTATAATTCTCTGATATACAATAAAGACACAAGTATATTTGGTATCAGTTATGCTTTCCGGGAAGCGGTAAAAAGAGACAGGGTGTATTGTGTAGAGGGAGGACCGGATGTGCTTCGGTTACACATGATCGGGATACCCAATACCGTTGCTTCACTTGGATCATCATGGACTGAACATCAGTTTGGTCAACTTAAAAAAATGACTGCCAACATTTGTTTTATTCCGGACGCTGATATTAAAAAATCTGATGAAGAATATCCCGTAGGAATAAGATCGGTGATAAAATATGGGAAAGCTGCATTAAAATTAGGATTTAATGTCCGGGTGAGAGAACTGCCACCCGGAGAAGGAAATACAAAAAATGATCCGGATAGCTACTGCACTTCTAAAACTAAGTTTGAAGAGTTAAAGGAGGAGGACTTCATTGTTTGGTATGCGGATAAACTTTTTCATAACCGGACGGGAACAGAAGCGGTTCATACAGTCGTCACAGAGGTCTGTAATCTGATTGCACTTCTGGACGATGAAATGAAAGAGGAAATGTATCTAGGCCAGGTACGGGAGTTTTATAAGGATAAGAACTTATGGAATAAGGCCATCAAATTTGCCCGGACACAACGTAAAGCCAGGCAGGTTTTAGAAAAGGGGAAATCATTTGACCGGGAACTGTATATGAAATACGGCTTCTTTGAAAAGTATGGTGGGTATTATATGATGAATCCTAAAGGCGGGGAAGATATACAGTGGTCAAACTTTGTAATGATACCTATGTTCCATATTCGCGATTCCCTGAATCCAAAGCGTATGTATCGTATTAAAAACGAAAATAAGCAAGAAGAAATCATAGAGATGAAACAGGAAGATTTAGCTTCGCTATCTAAGTTTCGTCAACGGGTGGAGGGGTTAGGTAACTTTATTTTTGAAGCTTCGGAAAAAGAATTGATTAAATTGAAAAAGTTTTTATATGAGCAGACGGAGACTGCGATGGAGATCACGCAGATGGGATGGCAGCGACAGGGTTTCTATGCGTTTGGAAATGGTGTGTATTGGGATGGCCAGTGGAAACCTGTCGATGAATATGGGATAGTTCGTCTTAGTAAAGGAGAGAATTACTACTTACCGGCAAGTAGCAAGATTTATGTGAATGATGACAAGTTATTCCAGTTCGAACGCAAGTTTGTTCACCTGAACTATAATTCGATATCGATGCGGGAAATTGCGGAGAAAATCGTATCGGTATATTCCGACAATGGTAAGGTAGGACTGTGTTTTCTGTTGGCCGCACTATTTAGGGATATCATTGTGGCACATACAAAAAGCTTTCCAATCCTTAATTTATTCGGCCAGAAAGGTGCAGGTAAATCGGAATTAGGAAACACCTTAATGAGTTTCTTTATCATTCGTAACACCCCGCCTAACATTAGTAATGCCACTATTGCGGCATTAAATGATACGATAGCACAATGTAGTAACGCCATCGTACACCTGGATGAATTTAAAAATGATATAGACCTGGAGAAGCGGGAATTTCTAAAGGGACTATGGGATGGAACCGGACGATCCCGAATGAATATGGATCGTGACAAGAAACGGGAAATTACTTCAGTAGATTCGGCGGTTATCGTGTCCGGACAAGAAATGGCAACTGCCGATATCGCTTTGTTCAGTCGTTTTGTTTTTCTTCAGTTTCAAAAGACGGAATATACGAAGGAGGAAAAAGCCCGCTTTATGGATTTAACCCGTGTTCAAAGTATGGGGTTAACACATTTAACCTTGCAGCTTCTTTCTCACCGGGCAAAGATGCAACAGGGATTTGTTGCCAACTATAAACAATGCGGCGATGATATCTTGGATCATCTCAAGCAGCAAGTAGTAGAAGATCGTATTCTCCGGAACTGGCAGACGTTGTTAGCGGCTTTCAAGACACTTGAATCATATATTGATTTTCCTTTCTCTTATAAGGAAATACTTCCTGTTTTTGTAGAATTGATTGTCGAGCAGAATAAGTCATGTAAGTCAAGTAACGAGCTTTCCACTTTTTGGAATATGGTTTCATTCTTGCACCAGGAGGGCGAAATACAACTGGATGGAGATTACCGTATTGATATCCTGGATAAACTTCAGACCAAAGAAGGGAAGATCGAATTTCAACATCCTACCGAGGTCTTGCAGCTTCGGAAAAACCGGTTATTTATGCTCTATAAAAAATATGCTCGCCAGGTGGGTGATGTGGCCATCCCGGAACGGACGTTGGAAAGTTATCTTAAGGCGTCGAAAGAGTATTGCGGTCTGAAACCATCGGTACGGTTTAAAAGGATGATGAAAGGTGGATATGAAGCAACCAGGGAGGTCGAAAACTCAATAGGAGGTAAAGAAAGGAAAAGTACTTCAGACGTTGATCAGGCTCTTTGCTTTGATTATGCGAAGATAAAGGCTATGTACGGTATAGACATTAATGTATATGTAGAAGATGATGAAGATGAAAAGGAATTTTAATTCATGTATAAGTTGTAGAGAGGGTGTAGACAGTAGGTTTACACCCTTTTTTATTGGGTATAGAAAGAAAAGAGCTTTATTTATTTAGCGGAGAAAATAGCTTCTACACTTACTACAACTTCTACAATATTAATAATCAATAACTTAATAATAAATACAATTTCTACATATCTACTACATTTCTCTACAAAATGAGTTCTTTCCTTAATTCTACTACAATTCACCTACAATTTTACTACTTTTCTACACTTTGTAGAATGTTCGAAAGTGTTTAATCTTCTGTATTATAGGTGTTTACTGTTTTGTAGAAGTTGTAGTAAGTGTAGAAGCCATAATAGGTATGTGATATATATATTATTTTTATGAGATATAAATATTACCTTTGAAGCATATATGTTACTTTTGTGTCCGAAATACAATTGATTATGAGCAACTTTGTTTTCTACATTAAACTTGAAAAGTACTTGTCTCAATGGCTTATACACGCCCTTGGGAATCCTGTTTGCTTTCCAGCACAAAGCAATGAAAATTCTGTTATCCGTCGTTTTCTTCAAAAACTACCGGAGGGGAAACAGCCGGAGATGCCATTTGCCGGCGCAACTGCAATCCTTATTCCCGACTCTAAAGCTAAAGACCCCGCTGTATTCAATTACTTAGGTCCGAAGGCAAAGGATGCCATTATTGAAGCGATAGAGGATTTGTTCAGGAGAAATATGTGGGCTGAATTGGATGGTATGTTTGATGGAACTGTTGGACTGAATAAAACGATTGCTGCCTGGTGCGAGCTTCATGGTATTGATGATGATTATGTAGAGACTGTAAGACAGAAATATTACCGTATGCGTAATTCATACAATAAAAGAGGTGTGTTTTTAAACTCTTTAACACGAAAAAAAGAGGATAAGGAAAGCTATTTTAAACAACCCCGAACAACAGCGAACAACTATGAGTAGTATTCTAAAACATATAAAGAAAGTAGAGATCATAGAGGCAAAGCACATGGTTAACTCTACAATTATCAATGATAATTCGATTCTTCTTCAAATTTATCGACCTTTTTCTATTTTAGATACTGTCGGGCTTTCTTCTGTCGAGACAAGTGAAAAAATAGAGAATAAGGTACGTATCCATACATCTAAGTTGACTGCACTTCTTTCGGAAGGATTTGAAGTGGGAAATAAAAAGTTGTGTTTTCGGGTGACTACCGTTTCCGGAGAACGATTTTTGATCGGTACTGATAAACGACCTTTCCCGATTGTTACTTTCAGTGAAAACTATCCTAATTCTACATCTACCAGATGCGGTTCTACCATGACCGTAACTTATTCTAATACGATTCCCATGCTTTTGCAACTAGATTAAGGTCTTTTTATTAAATAATGTATAGGCGTAATATTGCAATAAAAAATATTGCGATATGACGTATAATCTCAACATTGACGATATTATCGGGCGTTGGGGATATTCCCAACAGTATATCCGGAATCAGTTGGCAGGCTTGAAAGGCAAGCCTGTCAATGTTCGTATTTCAAGTTTAGGAGGTTCGGTTGCTGACGGTTTGGATATTCGTCAGCAGTTTATTGATCATGGAGATGTGACAGCCTTCCTCTATGGTTGTGTTGCTTCTGCCGCTACCATTGTTGCGCTTGGTGCTAAAAAGGTGTGTGCCTCTAAGTATTCTATGTTTATGGTGCACAAAGTGAGTAACCGTATTGATGCTTGGGGACAATACAATGCGGATCAGATTCAAGCTTTAATTGACCAACTGAAGGAGAATAAACTTGAGAATGATAAGTATGATTTGGTACTGGCTAGTATGTACGCTGATCGGTGCAAGAAAAATGTAGAGGACATACTTGATATTCTAAAGGCAGGTCGATGGCTGACTGCAAAAGAGGCCCTGGAATATGGTTTTATAGATGAAATCATTGAAGAGGATGAAGAGAAGTTCGATTTTTCAACGGTTACGGAAAAATTGAATATGCTTGGCTTTCCTGCACTTCCTTCACAACAACGTGATGACCGGGAAGATTCTACCGGGAATCTGATCCATAATTTAGCTAACAAAATTGATCGTTTCATTTCCTCTTTCAAAGGGAATGTGTCGTCTCCTTCTAATTCGGATAATAACAATGTAATAACAATGAAAAAAGACTATTTGAAAATTAATGCGGTCCTGAATGTGGAAGGATTGTCATTTGATGGTTCCGGTAAGGTAGCTCTTACCGAAGAACAGGTAAAGCAAATCAATGATAAAATGTCAAATTTGGAACAGGAAGTCATTGACAAGCAAACCCTTATTGATGAAAAGGATGAAGAAATTCAAAATCTGCAAGATAATGCGGGTGATGATACTCCTCACATCGAAGGGAGCGATGATGATGAATCGGGAAAATCCGGTGAGTCTGCTCAAGATATGTATAACTTAATTAAAGATTTAGTATAATATGGCTATTTTACCATCAGGAGTAAATTTAAGTGGCGAGGAACTGCAAAAGAGTGCTCGCAAATTGCGCAAAGAGTTCTTGAAAATGCCTGTATTGGCATTGTCAAGCTCTTTGCAGTACATGAGTCTAAGGCCGGGGATTCGTTATGCTGAAACCGTAGGGGAACTTTCCGGTGATATCGAATTTGGACCTTATTCTGAAACACGCGAGGACAATGACGAGGTACTCGTTAATCCTAGAACCTTGTACACGTACTTTGGTTCGGTAGTTCGTAACTTCTCTCCGAATAAAATCTACCAATCAATTTGGGGATCGGACATAACCAAAGGCGAGGGATTGAAGAATACCGAGATTACGCGTTCTGTTGTTGCTTTCCTTTCTGCACAGTTGGGGAAGAACATTAATAAGGTACTTTGGAACGCAGTCAGAAATGATGCAGGGGAAAAGAGCAAGGATTTGTTCAATGGCTTTGACACCATTACAAAAAGAGAGCTTGACGCTAATAAGTTGTCTGCTGACCTGGGTAACTTTATGAAGATTGACGCCATCGATAAGACCAACGCTGTTGATGTTTTGAAGGCAATCTGTCGCCAGGCTGATGAATTGCTGACGGATGAAGAAACCTTGCAACTGATCGTACCGAAACACGTGTATAACGATTATTGTGATGATTATCAGTTGACGGTAGGTTCCATTCCCTACAATACGCAATTCAAGAAATTGACCGTTGAGGGCTTTGATAATGTACACATCATTCCGATGTCGAATAAGAAGAACAGTCCGTTCATTCACCTGACTCCGAAACGTAATCTGTTGGTTGGAGTGAACCAAATGGGAGAAGAGGAAAACATTGAAATCGCACGTTTCAAAGCATTTGTACTGCAATTCATTGCTACCATGTTTTTCGGTGTTGAGTTCGAATCTATTTCGAAAGAACGTTTGTTTGTTGCCGGCATTGATGGTGTGGCTGCTGTCTAAGAAAGGAGGAAAAATATGGCTGACAAATGCGAAAATTCAAGCCTGTATCAATCATTAGATTGGTGTAGTGGCATGACAACACTCCCTGGGATTCGCCAGAGAGTGTATTACATTCCCAAAATGGACATTGTTTCATGGCCGAAGTTGCCGTCTCCAAAAGAGGCTAAGGCTATGGGGGAACTGGCTACGTATAAGGGAAATTTTGTTTTAGCTGCTGACAAAAAGTGGCTAAGTTTGGATTCACTGGATGCGAAATCTAATGTTACTTCGGAATCACAAGGTGATAAACCTAGCCGGATATCATTGAATAAATCTACGTTGAAACACGCCGGAACGGATGAAGAAGCAACGGGATTCGCACGCCAGGCGAATATAGATAATCTTGTGTTCCTGGTTCAACAGCGTAACAAGAAATTTCGTGTGGTCGGTTCGGACGAGTTTGACGTGGACACGAAAGTATCTCAAGCTTTGGGCGAAGGATATACAGGAGAAGCAGGAACAACGCTTGAAATTGAAGCTCCGGACGTTTGCCCGGCTCCGTTCTATCCCGGCAAAATTGAAACAGAGGACGGAGATATCTCCGGTGCTGATGGTTCGGCCTGGATTGATCCGGAAGTTTAATTGTTGCTTTTTTAATTAGTTAGTTGGTTGGTGGTGGCGTGGCTGGTCTATGCCACCACCTTTTAATTTATTTAGACTATGGATGATAAATTGACAGAAAAAATACAGGCTTATTTAAATCAGTCGCCTGGTGAACGTAATGTTGTGGAAGGTGCGACAATGCTTCTTTCCCTCAATCGTAATCAACTCTTTTTCCAGAGAGTGATCCGGAAACCGGATTCTTTTGCCGATAAGGTAGCGTATGAACTTCGTAAGTACCTGCAAATCCGGTTAGACCGTCAAACGGTTAAAGATGTGGTACAGATGAATCAAACCGTACTTCCTGCGGCACAAATCGTTTTGGATGAAGGTGTTCCGGTAATCTCCACCGATGATGATGCACCCCAGGAAGGTAAGAAAGTAAGGGGTAAACGTGCTGATCACGATACTCTGCCCGAAGAAATCAGACTGTTATGGGAGGAAAATGCGGAACTGTGGTTTAAGATCAAAGACCTTTTTGAACAGTTGAAAGCGATGGAAAATGCAACGGCTTGTGACCGTTACGAGTATCTCAAGCAGTTGGACGAATCGGAAAAGAGATATCGTACCAATATGCAGGCTTATGATTCTTTTGTTCCTGGTACTAATTCTGCTGACGAAGATAAAAAGGATAAGGTAGAAGATGATCCGGCAACGATAGCCAAGAAAGTAGGTGCTGCACGCAAATATCTTTCAGACAATAAGAAGAAGTTGGCCGACCTCAAGAACTCGGACGCAAAGAAGTATTTAGTATTGTTGGCTAAGGTACAAGAGCGTTATGACTATCTTATTTCAACTGGAAATACTGTAGAAGTTGACCAGGTGAATGAATTGGCTACTTTAGGTTTGAAAGTGAAATGAAACTTGTTGATCTGATTATAAAACCGATATCAGGTACGCCACTACAAGCGTACCTGGATAATCGGATACAGTTGTTTGATATCATAGAAAAAATCCTTTCCGAGACTGGTCCGGCTGAAATTTACATTTCTACATTCTCTACTTCAGAAGAGTTTCTAAGGAAAATTTTTAAGCTTCGTCAAAAGGGGATGCTCACGAAAGCAACCATGTTGATTGACTTGAAGGCATCCCGGAAAACCGTGAACTTATATACATTCATATCAAATGTCTTTGATAATGTCTACCTGGCAGAGAATCACTCGAAGGTGATTCTTATTCGGAACTCTAAATGGATGGTTTCGATATGCACTTCGCAAAATCAGACCAGGGGAAATCGGACTGAATCCGGAATGATAACTACTGATCCGCGCGTTTTCCTTGATTTACAGGATAGGTTTGCGGAGATTGTAAACACTAATGCAATTCAATTAGATGGACTATTCAACCCTGCAACTTGAGCAAATAAAGGAGCTTGCTGAATGTTTAACTCCTATCGGCGACATGGCAGTATTGCTCAATGTCGATGTAGATCAACTGCGTGTTGACATTCGCAATCGGACAACTCCCATTTCCCGTGCGTATCATCATGCCAAAGCATCTACCGCACTAAAATTACGTAAACAAGAAATAGAGTTGGCCAATGTGGGAAGCCCGTTAGCGGTGCAGCTCACAAATGCCTATCTCTTAAACATGGATTCTGACGAAGATTTATAATATGCCTGTTCCTGCCACTATTGATGTATGTCAAAAATATCTGTTTGCCGATCTTGATGAGATGTCGGCTGACGGACTGCCGGAAGTGATTCAACAGAGATTGCTACGGTTGCGTGATATGTACAATTTTTGGTTGCAGTTCCCTCGTAAAAAGGATTTGGAAATAGTTGCGGAACTGGAGCTGCGTTATAAAGTTAGTAAGTCTACGGCCTATGAGGATATCCGGATTATAAAACGTCTCCTGGGTGATCTTGCCAAGACAACAAAGGATTATCACCGGTATAAGTTCTGCCAGATGATAGACGAGACGTATGAAATGGCAAAACGCATCAAAGACGCCCGTGCGATGGGTGCTGCTGCCAATTATTATGGTAAATATACGCAGCTTGATAAGGAAGATATCCTGGATAAAGGATATGATAAGATTGTGGTTCAACCTTTCGAACCGACAGATGATCCTAGCGTATTGGGTATTAAAGCAATTCCTAACATCCGGGAAAAGATAAAGTCAAAAATACAGCAGTATTGGTCGGAAGATATCGAAGATGTTGAATTTGAGGAGATAGAATTTAACGAGGACGAGATTTTCAACACTAAGACAAAGAAAGATGAAACAATACTTTAATGATCCGCAACAGGAAGTAATGTACACGGCTGCTAAAGATACCGTGATAGTGGGTGGTCGTGGTATTGGAAAAGGGTTGATTCATGCTGCCTGGAATCTCCGTAATATGCAGCGTATGCCGGGAAGTATCACCGGTATTGTAGGAGCGAACTGCAAACGGGTACTTACAAACACTCTTCCCTCTATGCTCATCCATTGGGAGAATTGGGGATTTAAACGTGATCTTCATTGGTGTGTTGGGAAGAAACCGCCGAAGTCATGGGGATGGGGTGAACCTATTTTTGAACCGGATAATTGGGAAAATATCATTTCTTTGTATAATGGATCGATTGGTTACATCATTTCTCAAGATCGCTCCGGTACATCTAATTCACATTCTTATGATGCACTGGACGTCGATGAAGCAAAGTTTATTGATTTTGAGCAACTGAAAGACGAAACACTTCCGGCCAATCGCGGCAACAAACAGTATTTCGGGCAGCACTTTTTCCATCATTCGAAGTTGATCACCTCTGATATGCCTGTAACGAAGAAGGGTTCCTGGTTCCTTGATTACGAAAAGAAATGCGATCCGGAGCTTATCGAAGTTATACAGGGTACGATTTTTGAGATTTGGAAAACAAAGCAGAAAGTTAAAGACATGGTAGGAGCGGGAAAGGCCGTGCCTGCCTATCTGCGTTCTTATCTGCGTACTTTGTATCGTGATCTTTGCCGGATGCGCTCCGTTGCTGTGATGTATAAGGAGTACTCAAGTATATGGAATATGCAGGTATTGGGTGAGAAATGGGTGAATGATATGAAACGTGATCTGCCACCACTTACTTTTCTAACCTCTATTCTTTGCAAGAGGATAGGCATCACTCGTGATGGGTTCTATTCCTCTATGCGTCCATTCCATAAATATGCTGCATCTAATTTTTCATACCTGGATAGTCTTGAGTATAAGTTTGATAAGCTGCAAGAGCCAACCTCTTTGGCTGATGCGGATATAGAAGCGGGTGCACCTATCTGCATTGCATTTGATTATAATGCGAATATCAACTGGTTAGTAGCCGGGCAACCGCAAGGGAATAAGCTCAAAATATTAAAGTCTTTCTTTGTAAAGTATGAACGTAAGCTTCCGGAGTTGGTTGATGACTTCTGTAAGTACTATCGACACCATAAGCGTAAGAAAGTGATATTCTATTATGATAGTACGGCCCTGGGAAGTAATTATGCGGTCAATGACCAGGACTTCCGATGGGTGATTGTACATGAGTTTAAAAAGCGTGGTTGGGACGTGCAGGAAGTGTATATCGGTAAACCAATGAATCATATAGAGAAGCATCTGTTAATCAATCGTATGTTCTCCGGTCGTGCTACTTTGATACCTATGTTTAATGAGCAGAATAATGAGGACCTGCTCATCTCTATTCAAACGGCAGGTGTGTATAATGGTGGCAAGGATAAGCGAGGGGAGAAGCTTGCTGAAACGGAAGATGATAAACTGGAGGGGAGAACGGATGGATCGGATGCTTTCGATACGTTGTGTATTGGTTGTGAGAAGTTCCCTAAGCAGCACTTTAATCTCTTTGTTACTTCTTCCATGTAATTGCTTTGGGGCTTTCCCTACGGGCCGGGCTATTCGTTGCAATCAGAAATAGGACGGGGAGCGACCCGACCGATTTCTGATTTTCTCTGCTATCCCTAAGCCGGTTAATTCGGTAATTACTTTTTCTATTGCCGTCATTCGTGAAAAGCGGATGGCGGTTTTATTTTTTTCGCACGATAGCCGCGTACCGTCCGCAAAAGTAAAGATTTGTTACATATTCCGCTGAAAAAGAGGGCGGTAATGAGATTTTTTGGATAGGGCGGTGGGGGGTAGGCTTCGCCAGTTCCGCACGAAAGTGCGGGCTGCGCTATGTTAGTGCGTTGTGTATCAGCTTCATAATTTTTTGAGGACTGGAAAAATGAAATTTTGTGCTGCAATTTTAGGGCATTTTTTTAGGTAATTCCTTGTTTCTTAGTTGTTTGTATTCATCCTTTTTAACCTCTGTTTAACTAATGAAAGACTTTTCCTTTTTCTACCGGTTTCTGTTGGGTGTTTTTCTGCTTAGATACTTTTTTGAGGTAAAAGTTTTTTTCTTTCCGTATAGAGAAGGATTTTTATGTTTTTGTACATATTTATGCTATATATATTGTTATTGTGTTGATAATCAGTGTTTTGTATTTTGTTGATTACTAAAAAATAGCTATATTTGTAATGCAATCAAAGGGAATGAGGTTCGCACCCTCTCCCTATAATGTTTAATTTTTTAACATATTTCAAAAATGAAAACAAATGTATCAAGCGCAAAAGGCGCACAGGCTAAAGCCGTAGTGTTAGGAAATGGAGTGAATAACAAGAAAGAAGAAGCAACACCGCTATTATTGCTTCCGACAGCTCCCGAAGTCAAACCCGAAGTCAAACCCGAAGCCAAACCCGAAGCCAAGCCCGAAGCCAAGCAGGAAGCAAAGCAAAATTCACCCGTTACAATGTGTATGAGTATTGACGTGTTAATGGATAAGGCCGACAGGACTTATTTGCTCCGTCAGAAATACCAAGAAATCAGAGAAAAGAGAAAACAACTTGAAGCTTTTACGATTTCGCACGATAAAAATAATGCGCAATTAACTTTAGTGGACGCAAAAGGCTTAACGATTGCCACCTCAAACCCTGTTTCCATTGGTAAGCTTTTGACCGATTGGATGGATGATTTGAATACTCATTTGAAGAAAACGGAAGATGAAATACGGGCGGAACTTGAAGCACGTAACTAAAAAAAATCCCCCTTTGACATTCGCACTGTCAGAGGGGGCAATAATCAAACCGAAGTTTAATTTTTTAACATGATACAAAGATGGAAAATATTTTTGATTCTGCAAAGACTATACAGGAAAAAAGAGAAATTTTAAAGGGATTGTCTAAACCTCTTCAGCAACTTGTAAAGGATGGAGCTATAAATACAGTAAATGATGGTCTGAAAGAGATATACGCTCAATCGGGACATACACAGTTAAAAACGTTGCAGCAATGGAACAGGGACGGGAAACGAGTTGTAAAAGGCTCGCACGCTCTTTGCCTATGGGGAGCACCTAAACCGATAGATAAACAACAGGAAGATAACCAGGACGGAGAAAACGACCCGACCGATTTTTATCCAATTTGTTTTGTGTTCTCTAATCTGCAAGTGAATGAAAAACAATAAGTTTGAACCTTTCGGGAAGTATCTTGAGGGTATTTCCCGAATACACGGACGTGCAAAAGTGTTTGATGATTTTTTGCAGATAATTGTTTGCTGTCTGTCGATGGGACGTGCAGAAGAACTTTATTTCAAAACTATAAAGCCGTATGACAGGGACGAATTGAATTTGTTTTCACAGGCTTTTGCATCCCTTGTTATGGAGATGGATAGTGCACCACTAGACGACCCTTTCGGGGACTACTTCGAGGAATTTTTAAGTAATTCGAGAAACGGGCAGTTTTTTACTCCTATGCCTATTTGTGATTTGATGACACAGTTAACGACAGCCGTAAAGCCAGGAGAAGAACGGAGAAACGGAGATGTTAGGATATATGACCCCGCCTGTGGGAGTGGACGCCTTTTATTGTCTGCTGCAAAAGAGGATAGAAAGCAATTCTTTATCGGTGCGGACATTTCACACACCTGTTGTTTAATGACGATTATTAACCTTTGTCTAAATTCGCTTAACGGTGAAGTATTGCACATGAATACAATTTCTCAAACCTGTTGGCATCATTGGTGCGTTATAGTAGACAGTTTTACGAAGATTCCAACCGTTTACGAAGTTAATCCGGATAAATTAAATCAAGCTCCAACCTCTGCAATCGAATTAAAACCGAATCCTGTTAAGGGATTAATACAACCCGTTGAGAGCGTTCCGGCTATTTCCTTTGTTCGTTATACTGCTAAAGCTTAATTATATGGAGAGAGTTTTGCAATGCGTCAGACTTCCACAAGGAAAAAAAGGAACGATAGGTTTTAATCTCAAAGGTGAATATTTAAAAATGTTTGGTTTTAAACAGGGAGATAAAGCAAAGGTCGAAATAAGCGAAAATAGGATAGTTATTTCCAAGATAGACAACGTATCGGAATGAGCGAGAAAGTCGCTAGGATGGCAGCAGAAGCAGCCTAGAACCCTTTAAATAGGGGGTAGGATGCTTTTGCGGTCGCCCCCTGCGCTGCGCTCCGGGGGAAAAGCGGTGTCCGCCCGATTATCTATCTCTTACGAGGGAGGGCGGGATTTTATAACGCCTGGAATCGGCGGTTGTTTGACGCAATAGAATTGCGAATGAAAAAAATCATCATTTGATGAAAAAAAGTGGAATTTAGTTTGTAATTCATCAAATGATGATTATCTTTGTGGTGTCAAAAGTGATGGCAATGCCAATAAATGAAGAAGGCCTAAAGGGTCGGGAAGAGTATCTTGAAGATTTACGATTCCTTCTCCGGCATGAAGACGAGTTCTTAGAGGACGAGTGGTACACGCGGGAGGATTTGGATAAGCTAATCAACGAAGACTGCAAAGGAATAGTTGACGCTTTGACAGATGAATGATTTGGGTAGCCCTTCGGGGCTACTTCAAATCATCATCATAAACTAAAAATAACTGTTATGGAAGAATTGAAAGAAAGAATCAGAGTTTGTTTCGAGGAGTTTTGTTCCCTCAAAACAGAGAAAGAAAGAAAAGAGCATGATACTAAGTTTGCCGCTTTGATGAAGTCTGTTCCCTCTGAACAACGTAAGTTAGCAGGGCAATATCTCCGTGAAGTTATGGCAGAAAGAAAAAGCTCTAAATCTCCAAAAGTTGATAAGGATTTAAAAAAAGAGCTGCAAGATATACAGGAAGTTATTTCTTTATCATATATTGCCAAAGAATATTTTGGCAAAGATAGAACCTGGTTATATAAAAAAATAAATGGTACGATCCCATTTACAGAGGATGAAATGAAGATTTTATCTATGGCATTGAAAAGTATTGGAAACAAATTTTTAGATACTTCAGCTTCATTGACATGAGGCTATCACTTTGACAAGTAAAAGGGCTTCCACGGGTTGGAAGCCTTTTTTTTGTACCTTTGCCGAAAAATGTAGAAAGTTTTATGAAAAAGATTTTATTAAGCTTAGTATTGATCATGGCTTTGTTTTCTTGTCAAGGTAATAAGGAAAACAAAATGCTTCGGGAAACATTGATGGAGCAGAAAAAGCAAATAGAGGACCTGGAGAGTGAAAATGCGAAATTGAAAGCTGAAAAGGTAAGTGATCTAAATGAAGATGTTCAATGTATTGGGAAATGGTTAGATAATAGGCCAGGAGCGAATACTCAATTAATATTGAATAAAGATTTAAAAACAGGAAAGTTTTATTTAACGTCTAAGTTTGAAGATGGAAGTTCTGACAAAGTACGGGTCAAAGTAACAAAAGAAAAAGGGTTAATGAGATTCCAGGAAGTAAATGGCAAGCATGTTGAATGGTTTATAGTTGAAAAAAATGGGGATTTGTCTATGTGGAGTCAAAACGGAAAATTTGGAACGGCGCAGAATTTTTAAACGTTTTCCTTTGCACAATCAAATATTATCTCCATATTTGCAGTGCTAAACAGTTTATCGGCTTACGATACCGGATAGAGCAACGGATAATGCTCACTTATAATGGGCTTTTTTTATGCCCTTACTTATGATATAGGCGGTTGCCTTTCCCATTCTTCTTTTGCTCTCCGGAGTTAACTGATGAACTGTTTAGCGACACGGGAAATGGCAGCCGTTTTTTTTCTGCCTTAACGCTAAACAGTTCATCAAGATGAGTAACAAAAACAATCGCGCTGACAGACGCTATGTATCTGTTGAAAAATTACAGGAAATTTTTGCAAAGGTAATCACAGAGATTGCAGATGGTTCAGATTCTCTTTGTGTGGGTAAAGAAAGTAAAGGAATTGTAATCTATGTAGAGAATCGCGGTACGTTGAATCTTACTTATAGTGAGAAAGGAGGCAAGGGATGAGATTCTTTGTACAGCATTTGAGCACCTATGCTCCGAAAAATCGGGCATGGAAGAAAGTTACTGATTACGTTACGAAATTTGAAAGGGTGCTCATCCCTGATGAAATATCACGGGACGCACTTGTAGAAGAGCTTCGTTTAAAAACGGAGGAAATCAATGCGCAACACCCGAAGTTGAAACCAATCCGTTTCAGTGCCGGGAACCTGGATAATACTAGCTTTCGTGTTAGTGCTTCGGTAGATAAATGTGGGTGTCCGGACACTGTTTTTGCTTTGGATATCGTGAAAGTCCGTTCTATTTATCAATTCAATGAGAATGTGAAAGGGATGATAGAATGAATAGGCCGGTATTTCGCGTCGAAAAACTGACGTGCTATGTTGGTGATAAGAGAGAGTACGAAGAGTTCACCATTTTAAAGGTGGGACATGAATCTTTTTGTGCTTCTCGTGAGGAACTGGAAGAACTGCAAAGGCAGATAGTGATGGCATTGAACGATAAAAAGGAGGAAGAACATGAAAAAGAATAATAACCAGGTAAGCATAGAGGAAGATATATTGATTCAGTACTTAATGTCGTTTCTTCCGGCTGATGGCAATGAGGAAAACATAATGTTGAAATCCACCCAAAATATACAAGATGATTTGGCGGATATGGTGGAGATCAGTTTAAACCAAATATCATCCGTGATGCGTGATACGGGGTATAAAGTCAAAGTAGACGAAGATTTATTGCCCAAATGGATGATGCTCCGTAGATAGGATATTTCTACATTTTAAGTTTAATATGCAAGAGGTGTGACGTCGTGAGGCGTTGCGCCTCTGTCTTTTTATGATCCAGGCCCTAGCGATATTTTTGAAATCAAAAAAGGATATGACTATTGCATGGCCCAAAATAGTAGTAACACAGGATATACCGGATTTTTTCTATTCTTATGAAAAGTATGATTTGGTATATTCTGTCACTTTGTCCGTAGGTCCGATATCTGTTGCTACGATAAGCTATCAAGACTGGAACGGTACGCAGGAGGTGTATAAACAGGAGTTTAATGAGCATCCTGCAAAAATTGAAGATATAGGTACTATTGTTGATACCTATTCAAGATTAGGTTTTCAAGAATTTACTTTGACTATCACATCGAATACGACTTCTTCCTTTACCAAGAAATTTAAAGTGGGGTGGATTGATCCTGATCTTGTAATAAAGGAAGGCGTGGAGAGTTTTACTTTTTCTTCTTCCTTGAATCGTTTTTCTTTTACTATGGTTGGGACGAGATCGGATTATTCTGCAAAATTTGAACTCCGGCATGGGGTAGAAACCATATTATCCGAAAACTATGTTCCGGACACGAATAATGAGGTAGTAATACATGAACTATCCTCATTAATAGAACCTTACTTACAGGATAAATTAATTTCTAATTTTGAAATTGAGATAACGACCTTTTCTTCAGAAACTAATAACATTCTGAAACAATCGAAAATTTCTTTCACTGCTTTGTATTGTAAAGCCGACGTGGATATATCTGCGGGGAATTTTATCAATCGTTTCTTCCTCTCGACGCTGATGGGAGCTAAGGTTACGGCTCCAGGTCAAAAAGAATACTTGCATTTTGTAACTACTGATGAAGATTTCGTCTCCGGAGACGAAGGTGATCAGGTCGCAGTTCAAATATATGCTGACTATGTGGATAGTGAAATGAAGAAAATATCTAATGTTTTTGAATGGGCTGTGCCGATAAACACTGCCGAAATGCAAATCATAACGATTGATGTATCTCCTCTCAATTTCGTGAAAAAGGGAATGACTCTAGTCGCCTATAAAGTTGTGGTAGGCGGCAGAACACAGATGTTTTGTGTTAGTCAACGCTACGATTCTGAACCGGACATTGCTTTTAAAAATTCGTTCGGCTTGTTTGAAACTCTCTATTTTACAGGAACCAAAGAGGATGCTCCGGAAATATCCCGGTCCGCCGCCTACGTGAATGGAGAATATCGTAACTATCATATAGAGGAAAATAGGATCGTGAAAGCTAATACCGGAATTATTCCGGAAACAATGGTTTGCCTGGTAGACGAACTGGCACGATCTACGGAGGCTTATCTGATAGAAAAAGGAGAGATAGGCCGTCAGATCACTATAACCGAATCCGAATCTAAACGTACCAATGACCTGGACTCTCTGTTCAGCTTTCAGGTAACTTATCGTATCGCCAAACGGAATCAGAATATTCTGAATGTATTTTGTGCTACTAGGACCTTTGATAAAACCTTTGATAAAACTTTTAAATAGTATGATAAGAGCAATTCACAGAAAAGATGCGATCCGGTTGCTTGAATCCGGGCAGCCTTGTAATCTCCGTGTGTGGAAGCTTTCCACTGGGGATATAATAGAGTATAAAGGGGTACGGTGTGTCGGCTGCCATTGGCGCGGCGGCACACATCGGATCATGCTTCCCAATTCGAAGCTGATCCGGGAATTTAGAGATATCACTATGTTTGAAATCAATTCAATGACAATATATTTATGATGAATGTAAGTGAGGCAGATTATATGCCAAGTGAGATTTTTACACTCGCAGAATCGAATGTACAAGCATCGATGGCCACAGTAGAGGATAGTGCTGATATATTCGATGAAGATGGGGAGAACGTGAACGTTATCCCGGTGGTCGGTCCCCGGAAATTCAGATATGTTTCGTTTGGCCCGGATGATAAACTACCTTTTGAAATAATCAAGCTGATAGGGGTAGATGAAGTTATGAGCCAAAACAAGCTGTTTAATGTGCTCACCTGTTATGGTGCAGGACAAAAGTACATGGATATCGAGACGGATAAACCTACCACCGATCCGGAAATAAAAAAATGGTTGTTACACAACAGTATTCCTTCTTTTACGCTTGAGCAAGCGACAGACATGAAATATTTTTTTTATTGCGTATCGGTGATTATACTATCCAATAAAGGAGATAAGATTGTTAAATTACGGCACAAAGAGGCTTGTTACTGCCGTTTTGAGAAAGCGGATGAAAAAGGGAAAATACGCCATGTCTTTTATGCTAATTTCCGGAAATCGGCACTTCAGGAGAAAGACATGGAGTGTATTCAGCTTCTTGATGAAAAAGACCCGCTTGGTGATCTTGAGATACTGATGGGACGTGAACCCGGTCCGGATGGTAGAAAGAGAGTCCGGACTAATCAGAGGAAGTTTGCAATCCTGGTTAGGTTTCCTACTCCGGGATTCCAATATTATCCGGTTCCATACTATACTGCAATTTTTCGTGGTGATTGGTTTGACATTAAACGTCTGATTGGTAAGGGTAAGAAAGCGAAGCTGAAGAATCATGCTCAAGTTAAGTACCAGGTAGAAGTTCATAAGGACTATTGGATGAATATCTGTGAGGAGGAAAATTTAACTGATCCGGTGAAACAACTTGAACGAATCAAAAAGGAGAAGGAGAATATTAAAAAATTCGTCTCCGGAATCGAAAACTCTGGCAAAGTTTGGATAACCGGATATTACATTGATCCGAATGGTCGGGAGATTCGTATGGTGCGAATAACAGTTATCGATACCGAAAAAGAGGGTGGGGACTGGTCGGAAGATATTCAGGAAGCTTCGAATATCACTTGCTATGGTGATAACATACATCCGAATTTGGTAGGAGCAACACCGGGTAAAAGTCAGTCTAATAATTCGGGTTCTGACAAACGAGAACTGTTCACGCTCAAGCAATCGCTCGAAATTGCTTTTCACGACTTGATGTATATGCCTCATAATGTTGTAATACATTATAATAAGTGGGGTGATAAAGTATATCCGGATGTTCCGATGATTTTGCTGACTACACTGGATCAGAATACGGATGCAAAGAAAAAGAGTGCTAACATTCCTAATAAGAATACAGATGATCAAGATTGATAAAGATAAATTTGAAAAAATTGTGTTGGCCGGAACAAATTCTACGGCAGTAGTTTTTGAATCATTGGAAGATTCATTCTCCATCTCAATGCAAAAATTGCAACGTACAGTTTTTGGATCAATGGATATTAATAATCTATCGGATGCGTTGACGCTTGATGCAGAACGCTTTATCTGTATGGATGCGTTTTATTGCACTATTCCACAACTGGACTTGGTTTTGACCGCAACAGGCTTCGGGGTAGTGAACAATCAAAATGTTTCTCCTGCTTCACGTGATCGCGTGGAAGCTCTTCGAAATTTGGTTAGGCAATGCGCGGATGATGCTTTAGACCGCATCATAACTAACCTCATAGGGAATAAAGATTGGGTGGAGTCGGCTAATGCCAGGCTTATGGTTGATTCTCTCTTTTATACTGCCGACCAGTTGAGGGATTATGCAGGCAAGCCCGATGCGCACCGGACGGACTTGTATGCTCTTCGGCCTGCCATCTCGGAAGCTGAAGAACTGATTTTCCGAACAATATCTGCGGAGTTCTTTACTTACTTGATTTCGCAGATTCGGAAGAATAGTCTATCGGATCATGAAACGCTCTTGGTGTGGACGTTACGGAAAGCAGTCGGATTCTTTATTAATAAGCAGCTTCCGGCCTTTAAAAAGGAGTTGGCGAATGTTTCCAATCTGTTGGAGAATGATATTGATAAGTTTCCAGTGTATCGGAACAGCGAAGCTTATAAAGTGAAACACTTTGAATATTACAAAAATGAAAAAGACGATTCCTGTTACTTTTTCGGGTAACGTACTTAACTTTTCCCTGCCGGACGCATGGGAAAAGTTAAGCCAGGAGCAACTAAGATACGTATGTTATGTGATGGTTAATTTTGAGGGAATTACTGCAAAGACATACATCTTTATTCGGTTACTAGGTATTCGCGTGATAAGCAAGGTTAAAAACGGATGGGTGTGTTCTGTCAAACTTGACCGGAATAAAATACGTTTCTTTCTGGAAGATTGGCAGATCGTATCATTTTTGCAGGTACTTAATTTTATTGATAAGCCATCTATTTCCCCCATCTGTATAGCTAGAATAGGGAAATTTCATGCGGTGGATATCTTACTACATGGTATTCCGTTTATGACATATATAAGCCTGGAAAATTTGTATCAGGGGTATTTGCAAACAAACAATTCAGAGTTACTGAAGAAGATGGCACAAATTTTCTATGTAGACTCGAAAGGCAGACATCCGGAACTTTCCCTGTTCTCGGAGAGCGAACTACTTTCTGTCTTTCTGTGGTTTGCTTCATTGAAAAATCATTTTTCTATTTGCTTTCCTTGCTTTTTTAAATCTTCGGGAGGGGAAGGGGATGTTCCGGACATGATATCGGTTATGAACGCAGAGATTAGGGCATTAACCGGAGGCGATATCACAAAAGAGAACCAGGTATTAAATATGGATTGTTGGCGTGCCTTGACGGAATTAAATGAAAAGGCCCGTGAGACACAAGAATTTAAAGAGAAATATGGACACAAATAATTTGTTTGACGCTATTGGCTATTTTAAAAGGATGTGCAATAAAAACAAGCTTGCTAAGGCGCACAACTTTCACCCATGCACATGCTCCGGCATGAACTCCCTGGAGGAAGTTCTTGCTGGATTCCGGAAACAACCGGCATTTTTTGCGGTAGATGATACGAACGATGGAGTTACGGAACGGCGTTCCGGTGGCTTTTTCAAGAAACGTACCTTTACCATCTTTTTGATGAAGCGTTACGAGTTCGATAATATGGCAGACCGTCAGTTTGCCTTGGAGGTGTGCCGGCAATTATATCGTCAGGTACATAGTAAACTGCTGAAAGATAGAGAAAATATGGATAATGAATTAATCTATCTGAATACAGACAATGTTTATTCTCGCGAACTGGGAGAGTACTTCATAAGCGGTTGTACCGGGCTTTATTTTATGATTGATGTTTCTGAACCGATTAATTTAATGTATGATGAGGGGGAGTGGGAAGAATGATAATCGTCCGACTGCTACGGCTGAAGATCGTTTGAAGTATCAGAAGGAGTGGGAAAAGATGATGGTCACGATTTGGAGAGAGAAAATCATGCGGCTTCATGTTGTTGATACGACTTCTCTTCATAGAGAGATCACAGGTAACACGCTTTCTTCCGGGACGGATTTGGCAACTATTCAACATAAATTCATGCAATATGGGATTTTCCAGGACTGCGGAACCGGGCGTGGATACTCTAAAGGGAATGGAGGTAATCTGTCATTTCTTGATCCACGTTTGAGGGGTAAGGAGTATGCGCATAAACAGAAGTCTGGAAAAGTAACCCTGGGAGAACCTCGTAAGCCTCGTGAATGGTTCTCTCGTGCTTATTTTGCTTCGGTCATGGTATTAAAAGAGCAGATGGCTTATATGTATGGGGAGGAATTTTGCGGTATGCTTGTTGATAAGATTGAGGAAGCAAACCACAAACGTAGTACTTCAATGAGATCGCGACTTTGGGGAAGCAGGAAACGGTAGTGTCTTTTTATCTACAATAGGTTAGTATTTCCTTCGCTAATAATTTTAAAAAAGTTTATATGGAGGAACTATTAAAGAAAGCCGCCATCATCCGGGATGAGACGAATGATGGCGATAATACGGCAGAACGTGTCGGAGAGTTGTTTGTAGATATCCTGGAAAAAATGGCATTGATTATACCATTTGAGAGTATCGACGGAGAATCTTTGAAGTTTATCGCTGAAAAAGATGCTGTGAAACTCTCATTTACAGCATTGGACAATAACGGGGATCGGGTTATAAAAGAAGTTGAGCTGCCATTAGTCAACGTAGAAAAGGCCGGTATTGTATCTGCTGAACAATTTAAAGACTTGCAGGATTCAATAAAAAAAGCAGTAAAGGATATTGCTGATGAATCAAAAACTAGACAGGATGCAGATAAAGAACTGCAAAAGACAATATCAGAGATTAGTGGCAATGTGGGGAAAGCTAACGGTATTGCTTCCCTGGATGCTGAAGGAAAACTTCCTGCTTCTCAAATTAAATTCGGAGAAGAAGAAAATTCAGTATTTGACGGAAAACGAGGCAAATTGCTTGAGAATAAAACGGATATATTACGTTCAATTCAATATTCCGAAATAGATGATTGCTTTGCTTACGGGCTTTATACTGTAACGGACTCCGATGCCTTGCTTAATGATATTATGCTAGTTTCTGCATGGAGTGAAGGTGATTCAACGATGCAATTTGTTTTTTCGTCTAGTGCTAATTCTTCCATTGGTAGAGGAGTACGTTTTCGCCTGCATGATGGTGAAGCATGGGGAGAGTGGAATAAAGTTAATGAATCATTCGAAGATGCGAAAAGTAATGGCTATAAAGGTTCAAAAGAGGAATTTTACAAAAATCTTTCGAATATAAATGTGCTTCATTTTTTCAATACCGTTCTTTATGATGATATTGATTCGGTTATAAACTCCGGCTATTATGTTGTGACTGATGCAGACACTTATTCAAGTGATATTTTAGTAGTGAGTCGTTATGGCGAGGATGATGCTATTACGCAAATCTTCCTGTCTACGCATTTTACCGGTGGTGTATTGAAACAACGTAAGATGACAGGTGGAAAATGGAATGAGTGGGAAGAAATCTCCGGTGGTTCCGGCTCCGGTAGTGGTTTTTATAATGTTACTAAACTTCTCCCTCTTAATTCCGGCTTTTATACGAAAGAAACTGCTGTCATCGCTGTCGCCGGAGCAAAAATCAAAGATGATCAGAAACCCGGCATGATAATTACTTTCGAGGAAGCAGCCGGCAAATGGAAAGATTATCGGTTTGAATCAAATGATATAATAGCTTTCGATCAGCCGGCTGCCTGGAATGAATACGGTGGTGCAGGAGCAATAAAAGCAATAACTTTCAACGGTGAAAAGCATACACCGGACGAAAGTGGTGGTGTTTCTTTTAATGTTGAGATACCCCAAACTGACGAAAGTCTGGACGCTAATTCAACAAACGCTATTCAGAATGGTGCGGTTGCCGCAAAATTCAATGAGATTGACGCTAATACACTTTTTGACGTTGAGCCCGTTGTTGATGAAGAGAGCAACACTGTAAAGCTGATTTTCAAAAACAAGTCCGGCGCAGAAATCACCAGTACGGAATTTCAGGGCGGTACTGGCGGTGGAGGTGGTGAAACCGGTACTGCAACAAAGATTGTCCTCAATGCTTCCGTAGACAACAGTATTATCAAAGAGGGTGGTTCTTCTCTTCTTACCTACTATTACGATCATCAATACAGTTCCGGAGACGACAAGGGTGAATCTACCGGGCAAAAAGCCACGCTCACCATACAGATGCTTCGTGGTGCTCAAACCGTTTATACGGAAACCATCAATGATGTGTCTAAGGGTACGTACACTCTTGATCTAAGTAAATATTTGCTTTTAGGCACAACAGATATCTATGTCAAGGCGACGACTACCGATCCGGAAGGCAAGAAGCAGACTAAGCAGGCATACACGTCCGTCAAGGTTATTACTCTGTCTCTGACATCGAGCTATAATATCGCTTCTCCTGTTGGCGGCTATGCAGCCGGCGCAACGGCATCCATTCCGTTCACCATTTCCGGAACCGGCAACAAAGTAGTAATGCTTTATGTGGATGGCGTTCAGAAAGACTCCAAGACGATCACTAAGTCCGGCCAAACGAACAGCAGCTTCAGCATCTCGATGTCTGACCTTTTACCCGGTAGACATACGGTGCAAATGGTTGCTGAAATGGAAGCTTCTGCCGATCTTACAATCCGGTCTGAAAGTATTTACCTGGATATATTCAAAGAGGGTTCTTCCGTTCCCTGCATCGGCATGATGCACCGTTTCCCGGACGGTCGTATTTTTACGGATGATCATTTGACGCCCCGCCTTGAGGTCGGCCAATACGAGAAGTTGCAGTTCGAATTTGTTGCTTATGATCCGGGTAAGACTCCTGCTGAAATGTCTGTTTCCTGCAATGGTATTAAGACACAGACAGTAAGTGTGCCCCGTACAGTTCAGGTTTACACAAACCGGTTCACCGAACAGGGAGAGTATGAAATGCGGTTCTCTTGCGGTAACACTGAATATGATTTCTTAGTTGATGTTGCAAAATCCTCTATTGATATCGAAGAGGTACAGGCCGACCTTGATTTGAAACTTTCGGCTGCCGGACGTAGCAATACTGAAGAGAATCCGGCTGTTTGGACTGATGGCGAGGTAACAACCAAATTCACAGGTTTCGACTGGAATAGTAACGGTTGGACCGGTGATTCCCTATTGCTATCCAATGGTGCTGCCATTGAGATCATGAAACAGCCATTTTCGGATGATGCCGTTTCCAATGGCGGAACCTATGAATTTGAATTGAAGTGTAGCAATATCACTGACCGCAAAGGCGTTGTCGTCTCCTGTATGTCGGGCGGCATCGGTTTTCAGATGACCGCGCAGGAAGCTATGGTCGCGGCTTCGGGTGGTAGTTCGGTTGATACTCCCTTTGCTTCCGGTATGAATTACAAAATCGCTTTTGTAATCGGCAAGAAGTCGGGTAACCGGCTTATGGAATTGTATGTCAACGGCATCCGGTGCGGAGCCAAGCAGTATGCACAGACTGAAAGTATGAAGCAGGAATCACCTGTCAATATAACTGTTTCCTCTGATGCCGCCGATGTCGAATTGCGCAACCTTCGTATCTACCGTCGTGGTTTGACCGATGATGAAGAGTTGACTAACTACATGGTGGATCGTCCCACCTCTGATGAAATGGTCATGCTGTTTCAGAAAAATGACGTGATGAATGATACCGGCTCCGATGTTGACATAGAAAAACTTCGTGCCCAGGGAAAAAGCGTGATGCGCATTGTTGGTGATGTCAACCTGGTTAACGCCACCAACAACAAAAAGTTTGAGGTCGTTGCCGATGTCTATTTTTACAGCAAGTACGGCAAGGAATACGACTTTATACTCCGTAAAGCCGGACTCCGGATACAGGGAACTTCTTCCACCACTTATCCCCGCAAGAACTATCGTATCTACTTCTTCCGTTCTGAAAAATACGGTACTACCCTTGAGGTTGGCGGCGTAGATGTTCCGGACTTGATGTATTCATTCAAACCGGGTGCAAAACGTGTGGGGATCTTCTGCCTGAAAGCGGACTTCAGCGACTCATCAAGTACCCATAATACCGGTGCTGTTCGTCTGATCAATGACGTGTGGAAGAAATGTGGTTGGCTGACTCCACCGCAAATGGTTGATTCTTCCGTCCGTATCGGTGTCGATGGTGATCCTATTGATTGTTTCTACGATAATGATGATTCCGGTGTGAACATCTACCTTGGTAAATACAATTTCAATAATGAAAAGAGTGAATCCCACAACGTTTATGGTTTTGAGGGCATAGCGGGCTTTAATGATGCGGAAGCCCTGAACGGTCAGCGTAATAAATGTGTCTGCATTGAGTTCTTGAATAACTCTCATCCGTTGTGTCTGTTCGGTACTGCCAATATTACCGAGGAACAGTTTGCTGAAGGTCTTGAATTCCGTTTTAAAGCAGACAAGACGTGGGGCGACGCTGACACAGAGGATAAGGCCGCCGTACAAAGACTATGGTCATGGATATACAGTTGCAAGGGTAATCATGTCAAGTTCCTGAATGAGTATAAAGACTATTTCGGCAATGACAGCCCGTTTGCCTGGTATCTGATAACAGACTACCTGATGGCCGTCGATAACCGGGCAAAGAATATGATGCTTTGTACCTGGGACGGTATTCATTGGTATTTTCTTCCTTATGACCTTGATACCATATTGGGCGGCCGTAACGATTCAGTTTTGAAGTACGATTACACCATCACACACGAATCTTTTGACGATAGTATCGGTAGTTATGCTTTTGCCGGTCACGACAGTGTTTTGTGGGACTTAGTTCGCGGTTGCCCGGAGAAGCTTCGTGAGGTTGCCGGAACGCTTCGTAGCAATATGAGCACGGAAGATGTCCTGGATATGTTCAATGTTCAAATGATGGGTAACTGGTGTGAACGCATCTACAACAAGGATGGTGAATATAAATACATCAAACCTTTGACAGAGGGTGTGACCACTTCGGAGGGTACAAAATACTATGACTATCTGTATGCCCTGCAAGGTAGCCGTTATGCTCACCGTACTTTCACCATCCAAAACCGTTTTGCTTTGCTAGACTCCCAATACCTTGCCGGTACATACCGACAGGATTCGTTCCCGGTATATTTCGGTTACAAGTTCTCTACCGATAAACGTAAGGTTAAGATCACTTCCAGCGAAAGATATTACTTTGGTTATGGTTATACTAGCGGTGATCCGAAGCAGTCGGGCGTTTTGGCTGAAGATGCCGGCAGTGTTGTTGAGTTAACACTTGACACTGATTTAATCGTCAATGACCCGCAATACTTCTACGGTGCATCACGTATGCTTGGTCTTGATCTGACTAATGTCAGTCATGCGATTGTCGGCACTCTGAATCTAAGCAACTGTGCTGCATTACGAGTACTTAATATTAGTTGTGCCGCTACACAGAAAACGATGAACGCATTGTTGGTTGACAAATGCAGAAATCTTCGTGATCTGAATCTAACGGGCTTACAGAGTGAAAATTTCACCTCAATGGATTTGTCCTCTAACTCTAAGCTTGAGTCTTTCCGTGCCGGTAAGTCTGCATTGACCGGAGTATCTTTTGCGCCTGGTTCTCCCTTGTCTGTTGCTGTCCTTCCTGCTACCCTTCAGACGCTTGAATTGCGGTATCTGAATAAGCTGTCTAACGATAATCTGACCTTAGAAGGAACTTCCAACATAAACCGTTTGGTTGTAGATAGTTGTACATTGATTGATTGGCAAAGATTACTCGCAGCGTGTTCATCTGTCAGATACCTTCGTATAACCGGCATTGACATGGAAGGAGACGGAACGCTACTTCGTTACCTAATGGAAATGGGCGGTGTTGATGAAAATGGCGGTAACGTTTCTTCTTGTCGTTTGGTGGGTACTTACCGTTTAACTCGTTCCATGACTGACGATGAATATTCGGCTGCCGTTGCTCATTTCCCGGAGCTGACCATCATTCAGCCTAAATATACGATGATTGAGTTTGATGACACTGTTGCCGATGATGCTAATATCAGCAACCTCGACAATCTGACCGGCTATAAATACGGTAACAGCTATGTAGCCAACGGACATATTACTAAGATCCTGGCTAAACGTCATCGTGTTTTAGGCAAGCAGACCAAGAAAGGTAAAATGGTGATCTGTAATCTACACGATGAGAACTCCAATTATTATGCCGATTCAGAGAAGATATCCGGTGCTACCCCTGCCAAATTGGATAGTACCGAGGGTGATATTTGGGTGTATGAGCCGCATTATTGGTATAAGGGTATCAATGACTACCTTAACAACAAGAAGTACACTTGTTTCAGTTCCAATACCGAAATGCCGGATGTACCTGTATGTGATAAAGTCTATCTTTCCAATATCCGGGAAGCCGGTCTTTATAAAGAGAAATCTAAGATTCTGATCGGTCGTGCTACCTTGACGGACAGCTATTCTTCGGATACGAATTATAGCGTTTGCGGTGTGGACGTTTCTAAACACAAACGTGTCCGTTTCCCGACCACGTTAGGAACCGGCCTTATTGGTAGTATCTTTGTTGACGCTTCCGGTAATGTGCTGAAGGATTTGACCGTTCCGAGTCTCAACAATAAGTTTGCTGAAGGCATGTATCTTATCGCTGATGTTCCGGAAGGAGCTGCTTTCCTTTATTTCACGATCTTCAACAATGCGGAGTTTGACCTGGTTGTTTTATCTAACAGTGATAAGGTTGAGGACATGGAACCTGATTGGGTGGAACATGTGCCCTGTCTGACAGGTGTCGGTGAAGCAATCTCTATCGGTAATTCCCTTTATTCAGCTTTCAATACTTCCATAAGTGTTGGTAGTATGTCACAATCCGATTTTCATTACTATGCCGAACAACGTGGTTTGCAGCTCGTAGATTGGGAGATGCACAAAGACGTAGCTAACCTGTTCTATGCTGCGTATGGCCGTCGTGATGCACAGGATCAGTGTGGCTATGGTCAGAGTACAATTTCCCGTGTTATCGGAAATACGGCTGTTATCGGTATGCAGGATACAGTGAGTTATGATTCTGACGGTGTACATAAGACTGAATATTCCTGGTATATCTCAAAGGATGCCGATGGCAGAATTGTCTATACCCGTACTCCCTCTAGTAACTGTTTGGGTTATGAGAATTGGTGGGGTAATAAATATGAATGGCTTGATAAAGTTACTTTGCCGAACACTAATGCACAAGAGCAGTATAAGTTAAATATTGAGATGCCTGATGGTACGGTACGTAAAGTCCGTTCCGGTGTAACCGGCGGTTTTGCAACCGGTATGGTTCATCAAAAATACTGTGATATAATTGGTGCTTTCTCACAAGCTGGCAGTAGTACGACTTATTATTGTGACGAGTTTACCCCGTCGTCGGCAGCCTCTCGTGTGGTCTTTCGGTCGAGCTACAACGCGAACACGACCGGTGGTGTTGCGTATGCGTATTGCGGTAACGATTCATCGTATG